TTGCCGACCGTGCAGATGCGCCTGAGTTCCGCTATGCCGTCGCCGTCATAGTCGATGTAGCAATATGCCTCTGTATAGAGAACGCGCCTCCGTTCAGCGGACGATACGGGGCCAGGCATCTCGGTATTCGAGTAGCGGGCCGTGTATTCATCGCTATCAACGAACGCGAACTCGTCGGACAGGTGATCGTCCAGCATATCCTCGTCGTATCCGAGTGCGACGAGAGCCGATACGGTGGACATCGTGCGGTGGCCGACAATCATCGCATCGTCCAGCGATGTAGCAGCCGCGTCCACAAAGAATTCTTCGGGCGGCATTGTTTCGATCTTGACTTGGTTGCGCTTACGGGACCGCTTGATCTCTACATCGTAAAGCTGTGGCGCAGATTGGCCCGCCGCTTCCATCTGGGCTATCTGTTCCGGCGAGATGCCGGTCGCTGGTCGGCCCTCGACGCTAACGGCCTCAACGCCCTCTTCTTGGAGGATTAGGCCAAGAGCGCCTTCGTCTAACCCCTCGAAGCTGTGCGTCTGGACTTCTACCGAATCGTCCCACCACCACTTAACGAACCCGCCCTTATTCATCAGCGCGTCCTTGAACACGCTGTAGAATATGCCTATCGCGTCATTGTCCTGCTTGATGATGTAATTCAGGTAGTCGGTCGCCTGTTCGCTCATCGCCATGTCGTTCGCGGTGCGCGGCACGAACTGAACCACCTTCTCCGAGCCGAAGAAGACGCGCATCATGGAGGGCAGCACGGCCTGTACGGAATCGCGTACATCGCGGCTGACAACCTGGGAACGGCCATCGACCTCGTTGCCGAACGGGTCGCCACGGTAATACTTAGTCGATTCTGCCCTAGTCGGGCTGATATCGTCGTCTATGTATTGGATCGCGTCTGAGATGTAGTTGCCGACCACTGCTTGCAGGTCAGCTTCACTCATCCCAACGCCAGCTTCGGTTTCAGCTTCGTCTATGTAGGCCAATATCTCAGCTTCCCGAAAAGTTTATGTTGCGCCCTGTGAGGGGCAGGGGCCGAAGCCCCCACCCCACCAGGGTTCAATCGTCTAGGGGCAGACCCCTTGGGGAAGTAGGATGCCCTCTCCTTCCTCTCTCGCACGGTCTTAACGCTCGGCAGAGATGAGCATCTCTCTGGCACCCCAAGCAACCGTGCTTCTCGTTCCTGCTTCCTGTCCCCTTCTTAACTGCTCTGGTCGCGTCAGGACTTGTCAGGGCCGGACTGAGTACCCGGTTGGACTGACTGGCGCGTACCTCTCGGCGGTGCAACTCCCCCGCTCCTGGCTCCTCAGATGTATCCTACACCCCCACACTAAAAAGGCGAGCCTAGGGGCACCATTCGCGGCCCTGTAGAGCGGCGAACCGTAAGGCTGTGGGAATTTAAGTTAGCCCATAGGACCACCATCCCACCGGGCTACCCCCCTAGACTACCCCCACCAAGTTCCTTCTAATCTTACCCATACTTCTACCCGCTCGTCCACCCATAGCGGTCCCGGCCTCTGACGCGAACGTCAAAACAAAGGCGTCTGCGCTGTCAGGTGATGCGACCCCCCTGCGCTTGAGATCGGCTTTCGATTCGATCTTCACTCTGCCGCTAGATGTATAGGTGTAGCGCACAGTAGTCAATTCTGTTTTCAACAATTCATCCCTGGGCAACCGCACATCACGGCCTTCTAGCCAGCTTTTCGCCTTATACCAGAGTTCGGCGCGAAGGTTCAGATAGTGGTGGCCCATCGCCGGACTTTCGCTGACGTTGATCGCGTAGGCTGGCAATTCAAGCTCACGCAGCCTGTCTGCTACACCAGCGCCCAACCCGATAGCGTCCACGAATATCTCGGTCGGTTTTTCCAGTGTCGAATCGTATTCTGCCTTGATCGCTCCGGTCAATTGCATCGTATCGAGGTTGCGCCACAATCGGATCGGTTCCGTGATCGCGTTACCTTTTCGCTTGCAAAGCGCAGACGCATCAGCCCCAAACCGGGCCACATCGACGCCCCAGATCGTGGGTCCAAATTGGGTCGGCACTATGTCGCGGCTGATCGCGTCTGCGACGAGTTCTTGGGGGATAACCGTATCGTCATCGCCCTTGGGAAATTCTCCAAGCACCCGAACCCGGTAGGTGTTCGACTCCTCACCGTAGCGCAGTCGGCATTCTTCGATGTATTCGTCAGATACGCGCCCAGACTTCTCGCACGATATGTGGAAAGTTTTCCACCGATCAGCGAGTTTGTGGAAAGTATCGTAGAAATAGCCGGTACTTCTGATGGGGTTCCCGGCCAGTACCATCGTGGCGTGATGTGCTGACATTGAGCCGCCAGCAGATTCATAGACCTGTTCGGGTACGCCGCTGGCTTCGTCGCAGATCAAAAGAACGTGGTCGGCGTGGACGCCTTGCAACGCATCCGGCTGCTCCGCACGGCTGGTCTTCGCAGATATGAAGTTGCGTTCCGGGTCAGCGAGTAGCTCTATCCGGTCGGATTTGACGTTGAACAAGTCGCGGAACGCCGCTGGTGACTGCTTTAGCCATGATTTCGCTTCGGGCAGTAGGGCATCATGTAACTGCGCTGCCGTTGGGGCGGTGATCACTACTTTTGCGTGGTAATGTGTGCCAATCCACCAAAGAGCGAGCCAGCTAAGAACGCTCGTCTTGCCTACGCCGTGGCCTGACCGGATGCTGATACCGCGATTCCCTGCCGCTACCGCAGCCATCACATCAGACTGCCACGCATCCGGTTCAGCGCCGAGTATCCCTTCCACGAACAGGGCCGGATCTGCCCGCATCTCTTCGATGGACGCTTCGTAGTTCACTACACATCCCTGGTGCTGCTGTGTTTCACGTTCATGTTCAGCGCCGCCAGGTGTTTCTTCGCGTGGGCCGGGGTGCTGTGCACCTTGAGCGTGACCCAGCCCTTGGGTCTGCTCACCTCGACCGTCTTGCCCTTCACCCTATAAGGCATTGTTTTCCCGTTGGCCTGGAGCTCTACAATCGCCATGCACGGCCCGCCAGCTTTCTCTCACGTTGTCGTAATCCTGACGGATAACGTCACCGGCCTCTATCAACTTGTTGCAATTATGGCAGGAGCCCGTGTGTCGCGCCCTCATCTAAGACCCCACCTCACCATACCCCACCACCTCGCTCCAGCGGATGGAAGTCGCCCGCAGATACCCCGAGCAGTCGATCCAGTCGCCTACCGTATTCTCGGTCGTTACCATCGATTGGTCGCCCACACTGCCGTGGCCGTATGTATCGTCGCAGTATTTGACCTTGATCCACTCGCCATCCCAACTGACCACCTCATCGAACCAGATCACCGACCCATCTCGTAGCTTAAGCCAGCGCGGCCAGGAATCGTTGGCGCGTATCGGGCATCCAGCCTCTTCCAGTGTTCTTGTCCTTGCTCTCCAAAACATAGCTACATCCTCTTCCTCACCTCGACCGCCTTGCCCTTCACCCTATAAGGCATTCATCATCTCTCGTCGTTGCGTATCGATTCCAGTTAGGGCGCGTAGCCCACCAGCATTCTCGAGAGCAGAATCGGCGCTTGGCCCAGCGGCCCCATGTCTCAATCTTTGGTTTCGCGTAAGTATCACCACAGCATTCACACAAGCGGGTAACTTCCACGCTATAGGGCATTCATCACTTCTTCAGCGATGGAAACTTCTTCTCGACCGCTCGCCTGACCTTCGCCTTCTCACCGTCAGTGCCGTGTGCCGCAACCATCGAGAGCGCCATGCGGGCGTGGCTGAGATCGGGGATCGGGTAGGCTCGCTGCCGTGGAAGCGCGAACGAGGAGTCCTTCATCCGCTTGCGTGTCTTGGTGGTGAGCTTCGCCATCAGCGACCGCCACGCAACAAACGCCTTTGCTCTGCCTCCGTCATCTGTGCGCCCATAGACTTACGCAGACGCTGACGCTCCTGTTCCGTCACCTGGGCACCCACTAGGTCACGCAAGCCAGCACCCGCTGCCGCACCCAACCCCTCGTTCATTCGTGCCCGTTCGCGATCAGTGGTCTGTGCGCCCGCCACATCGACATCACCGAACCGTGCCTGACCGGCTGTCGTGGGACGCTGACGCATACCCAGCAACTTCTTGAGTTTCCCGTTCTTCCCGTTCATCACAAATGCCTCCGTTCGTCGTCCCCTGGACTACACGCTATCTGCGTAGACCATAACTTGATCATGGCCCTTATGCTACCAACCGCTCAAATAGCTTATGCCGTCCCTCAACAACTTCAACTGACCGAGCGACAGATCGCCAGTGTGTTCGTCAAGCACCTGTCGTGCGTGTTTCGTCCAATCCATGCCGTCAAGAGCATACTGCTGGTCCACGTTCGAGGTGTCGAACCAGGGCGTGGCCGCTCTGCTCACTAGCCAAAGCGTGGCGTCGATGCGGTTTCGTGTGTTCCCGCGCCTACCGTCTGATGACGGACGAAGCTCACGCATATCCTTGACGGCCGTCACGATCATCGCAGAGGCAAGGGCGACGGCAGGGCGCGGGCCAACCCTGTCCAGAACTGAGCCGCCATCACCCCCACCCATAGGTTGTTTCTTGTTTAACTTGTTTACTATTGTTCTGGATCTGTTCATAGCTCGGTGTTTTTTTTAGAAAAAATGGCACAACCAAGCCGTTTACTGCACGTTTTCAAGTGTTCTTTGCTTTTCGGGGTCTGTTCGGGTGGGGGACAGCCCCAAACGCTTGCGCTGCCAAGGCAATAACTTGACGCCTTCCGCGTCCAGCCAGGCACCAACAGACGCAGCATCCAACACGGACACGGACGGGACACGGGACAGGCCGTCCCCTGTCACGCTGTCAACACCGTCCAGGCGCTTCTCGGCCTCATCAATCAAGGCTTGCATCAGTATCCCCTGG